AAGCATCACCCAAGAGGAGAAACTCCTCAACCAAGGGCCCTAACGGGCCCAGGCTAAAAGTGCAACAATTAGCCTAAGGTATAGACGTTTCGACGTTTGTATCTAGTACCCCCTCGCTCTTGATACATCGAGCTAGACGGGATGCTATCTGCAAACTCACACCGACCTAAAAAGTTTAGGTGTGATGCGCGGTGACTCCCCCTACAATGTTTTTCAAACAGACATGCCTCCTTCGAGGCAGCATTGTAGAGAAATGCCGCGTAGTCTCCTTTTAAACTATCACTAGTTACAAGAGGAGTCGAAACATAGGTGCTGAAGGTATACCCAGCGTATCCCCGCCGCTTGATCTTTGCGTTCCGGGTTAGCTCGTGATCACCTATAAGGTGACCGTCGCCAAACCCATCAGGGCCATAGATCAAAAAACGGGCTGGAATATACTTCTTCAACAACTCAGCCACGGCCTGCTCGCCCGAACGGACGAAAAAATTGTGCAAACGGAAGATTTCCTTAACGGAAAGTAAACCCTTCACGTAGCACGGCCGGACACTATACCCACGGAAGAAGTCACAACCACACGATTCTCGGAATGGACCACTCCAAAATGATTTCTCGGTATTAACCTCGAAACCAAAATGGACCAAACCTTCCATAACAGCAGGTGCTGTAGAATTGGGGACTATGATGTCATCCCCATAGACACTGACGTGTCTACCTGCAATTACAGAGGAGATCGCAAAGAATAGTAGAGATTCAAGCTCGAAGGTAAAACCATTACCCATACTCGAAAACTTCTGGAGGCAGATTTCTCGGCCATCTGGAAGCAACGCGGACTGGGTTCTGATGTCTTCAAGGAAGAGCCACCATTCAATAGGAAGTAACTGAGCCACAACCTCTTTCGAGATTGTGTCAGACGCCGCTGCAAGATCGATCGTTGCCCATTCGCCGGTGACAGAGCCTTGATAGGCTAAGTCTTGGTTATTTTTCTGATTTCTCAGATCAATCCCAAAGCGAGTGAGGCGATCTCTGATGTATGACCCAACACCTTTTTGAAGGTAGGAGTTCACCATCGGCTCAATGAGAATTGAGCGATCTGTTTTGGCATTCTTCGGCACGGACGCGTACTTGCCAGCATCAGCTCGAGTCAAGTGATTCAACTCTTCCCAATGGGGACAAGACTGCTTCAGATACTTAACGTATTTGAAAGCCGCCGTGGTGCAAGTTGGACTCGCCGATAACTTCCGGCGTATAGATGTAAATCTACTCAGTCCAATGTTCGCTCCAGGTCCAAAACCATAGTCAAAACCATCTACACCCGGGAAGGGCCCTAGGATATCGGCTATTTTACACTGCACTTGATAAACAAGTGCAGCGTCCAAACCCCCTTGATTTAAGGGTAAGGAGCGATTCCTAAAACGACGATTCGTCGCTAGACACTTTGCTTCTGATTCTAGGAACTTGTGGAGAGCGACACCACTCCTGTCGACATGTAACGGCAGGCTAGCGTTTTTTGAAAACAACGCTAGACACTGACGTCTCCTCTTTACTCTGAGGATATCGTTAGTAACGTCCTCGCTTGCTGACAAATCTGATCCGACAAGGTAGTCGGTAGAGAGATCAACAATGCGAGCCCAATCACCTTCAACAAGACAGGAAGTAACATCAGCATCTCCATCGAAGTGGGAGACCACCTCTTTCAACACGGAAATAGACTTCTCGAAGGAGAAAGTACTATCAAAATGCATCAAAGATGACATTTTCGTGACTCCATTGATTACGACTAAGTCGTGGGCTAGTAAGGCCCTTCCAGTGCTTCGATAAGGGCGATGACCTGAGCATTAAGCATTAGGTTCGCCGCGAGAACACGTACATCCTTTCGCTGGGCCGTTGTTGAACGGTTTGGCAGGATGAACTCAATGTTCGCGCCGAGAGCATAGGCAATCTTTGGAGGAGCCGTGTAGCCAGAGGAGGAACCCCCTTCTGGAACTTCAAGGACTGGTACGCGGAGAGTGATCACCGCGCGTTTCACGCCAGCACTGTCGACACTAACGCCTTTCAGCGAAAGCTTCACTTGCTCCTCCCCGATAATCGGAACGCCGACCAAACCATTACGGTTGAAGGTCGCTGGCATCATCGACTGGACGGGATTGAACGTGTGAGTGACGGGTGTGGCCTGGCCATCATTGATGGCAATGGGAGCGATAGCTGCCATGTGTAACTCCTCGTGCAAAATGCACTTGGTAGGTTATGCCTTTCGGCGGTTAGGGCTTTCACAAGCCGTGTGTCAGATTACTACAGCGCAGATATACGCTGGTGTACCAGTGCCGCTCCCAAAGACAGTTTCCGCAAATCAGGATCCCACGTTGCAGCTTTCGTGAGAAGTGATAGCGGGACCTGGGCCTGAACGGCCCATTCTGGAGGGAGCGAGTTCCTGACGGTGCGAGTCATAGTAAGCTCATTTTTTCGAGTAACCCCGCTAGTTAAGCAGGAGTATTTCGGATACGTGCCATACTGCTGACCCGCAATTACGACGCAACGTGCAGCTCTCTTCATAACAGCAGTCTCGACACATTTCGTGACGGGCATGACTTGCACTGCGTGCAAGGAGGCAAGGACATCAGAGATGCCCAAGCCCCAATCTGCTACAAAAGAAAGCGGCACCAACTGCCATATGATAGAGTCAAGGTCACTAAGACCGAGACGCTCCCATGTATTTGGCGCTGAAGTTACCGTCACCTTTAGGTGAAGGCGTTGCTCATTTACCAAGCACAATCCATGGTCCGGTGGAACAAGGGACCAGGATGCTACAGGGATGTTCCGAGTCTTGGAAGACCGGATTACTCCCTGCCGAGGATCGAGACGTACCGTCTCAGCCAACGCTTGGATGTCGCGCATCAGGGGTGCCCAACCTAGAAAAATCTCTAGGAATGCTCCAGAGAACTGCTTAGACTCGATGCTCTTTCGAGCAGCTTGTTTAGCGTCCTTCGGAACGGTCGCAAGCGACCTAAGGGCGGTGCGTAGATCCCCACGGCGAATCGCATGGGCAGCCAGTGCGATTGATCGAAAACGATCAATCATCATCATCACTGACTCCCTTCCCTCGCCTATAGTTACACCAGCACTAAACGTTGAGTTCCTCCATTTGTCTAATAGCTTCGGAATAACTTCCGAATAGACTATGGCTGGAACTGTGGCGTACACTGGACCGCTAGTCAAAGACATGGTGCCGGAGTGTACAGTAAGGCCAGAGTAAATAAAATCACAGGGCTGCGATTCCACATCGACGAATTGGGCAACATACGTATTTTCAGTGTAAACCCCCTGCTCTCGAAGAGAGCGAGGGGTATTCGCACCGTTAGTATGCGCTGACTTCGACCGAAATGGCCTCGGAAAACTGTAATTGCTCGTGCCTAAATACTGCATCTCTTCGACATCTTTCTTGGACATGGCGGTATCTCCAAAGCTGCCATAACGTACCACCGATGAACCAGGTTAACACCGGGAAGATCGGAATGGCAGGACGTGAGCACTCTAACGAGTGATCAGCAGAGCCCCTTACGGG